AGATAATAGGAACATCTTTCTTAATTCCCATATCCGAGTTATCATTCAATGTGATTGTATAATCTGGTTGAAAAAATGGAAGAATTTGTTCTACAATTTGTAATGCATCATCAGAGTTTTTTGCCATGGCATATAAAGTAATATCCATATTATATGGAACAGGCATATACTGTGTATCAAGTTTTCCTGAAGCACTGCTTGAAGATTTTACTTTTTTAAACTTTTGAACTCGATTCATTTTTCTGGTTGGGTCGTAACTTAATGAACCAATTTCAAAACCTATTCTTGGTAAAGTGATTGCTGCAGCTGTTGCAAGTGATGGGTCTTGATCTAATCGAGCTAACCATTTTTGTTTTGGGCCGTATGCAAGTGGAACTTTCATTGACTGTGTTATTGCTCCAGCATTGTCCTTACGAACAATCTGAATATTATTAAACATTGTTCCGAACGCAACAATTACATTGCGTACAGTTTCATGGTAAAAAGTTTGACCTAACATATTGTATTCTCCTTTTTCATTATGTACTACTTCCTACGTCACCAAATGGATTTGATTCTGTAAAATCAATAACAGTATCATCAAGTACATCAAATAACTCATTTTGTGCTGTTTTATCTGTAACATAATCTCCTACTATATAGTCTTCCGAGATTAAGAACTCTGCGTCACCAGTATCAGCTGCATTTTCTAATTGAATAGAACCAACTTCATTTTCAAGTGTAAACTGGAACGCACTTGAGGATCTTGATAGATCATCTTCAATTGTGTCAATAGTATCAATACCAGTAGCAATATCTTCTGAACTATATTCAAATTGTTTGCATCTTAGTTTGTATACAGGATTGTTGTCTAGTTGATAGAAAGGTTCATCGTGATCTACAAAGTTTATCTCAAACATTTTTGCAATAACAGGGTGATAAACTAAATCACCTTCCTGTGGTCTATCTGCATCTGTAGAAGCTATATCCTGTAATACATAAAAGTTGTCATCTCCTTGCACACTTGAAAGTGTAGATGAACTGCCTGATTGATCTATACTTCCAGATTCTAAAAGTATACCCCCACCAGTTGTATCTGTTCCACTTTCAATAACAAATTGACTATCCATTTCTTGGAATCGTTCTTTAGAAACTACAAATGTAATCTCATTACGATTCTCTAAACCAAATTGCGTTATGATTTCTTTGTCGCCACCAAATCCCTCTGCATCTTCTACATACATTTCGATTGGTGTTTGTTTTGTATATGAAGAAAGACTATCTTCTCCAAGTACATTATCTAAAGCAACTGTATCACGATTAACATAATACACATCATGTCCATATATCTGTATGGCTTCTTTGATTAAGTTTTGATACAAACTTCTCTCTGTTGCAAGAGAATGTAGATTACTTGTATGAAATGCACTATTAGTTGACATTTGATTATCCTACCATATAGTCAATTGGTGTTTCAAATGATAACTGAATTTGTTCTTCTAGTCTTTCTAGTTGTTCTTGTGCTTGTTGATAGATTTCTCCACCATTCATTGTGACGCCACCTAACATTGCGACACCATTAAATTTAGAAAGGTTTGCACCCCACTGTCTTTTTATTCATTCCGTTGCATATCTTTTCAAATAGATATCATCAAATACATCACTATATGATGTTGGGTCAATCTTACGATAACATTCAATGATTATAAATTCATCTGCTTCAATATCATTTGTCCAATCCATGTCAATGTATAATCTATTTTGGTGTTGATTAAAACGAACAGGCTTTTCACCAACAAGAATATGTGAAAGAAAATCTAAGTGTTGCATTGTTTGTTGGTAATGTATAACAGAAGTAGAACTAAAATCGTATAGGTCATTCAATCTAAGTTGATACCTAATATCAAACATATTGTTTGTTGCAACATCGTCAAATGGGAAAACATTTAATACAGAAACTACCGCCTCTGGCATTGGAATGAAATTATTTCCTTCTGAGAAAGATGCAGTAATAGTACTATCTACTGGATCTGTTGCAGTTGTAGTCGTATTAGAAAGAGCTCTAGTTTTATCTGCCGCAGTAATCTGATGTTTGAGATACATTTTCTCAATACCATCATAATGATATTGTGCGAAATATTGTAAAGCTTCATCTAACCTGTCATCTACTTGGTCATCAGATACGTTTATGTCAATAACACCAAAACCTAATGCTCTTAGGCAGTATGATTTTAATGTTGCTTTTGAACTTGGAATAGCCATTTTTTCTTCCTTTATATACTATTTAGTCAATAACTAAAGTCCAGCACCAATAGCAATTGCAAATGCTCTAGTTCGTAATTCAGCTGCATCAACATATGCTTTAATTGATTGTTGTGATGCAACCTTTGTTGCAGAGTCACTTGATAAATCGTCTTCGTCTAAAAATGCAGTACCACTTATTCCTGTATTTATAACTGGACTAGTCAGAGTTTTATTTGTTAATGTTTGTGATGCTGTTAAAAGAGTAATCGCACTTGTGTTTGATAAGTCTGTACTTGCAATAGCAATATTTGCAGTTCCATTAAATGATTGACCAGCTATCGTTCTTGCAGTTTCAAGTGCAGTTGCGGTGGCTGCATTACCTGAAGTATCTTGGTTACCAGAAGTATTAACACCAGCTAAATTAATATTTGCACTACCATCAAAAGAAACCCCACCAATAGTTCTAGCAGTTTCAAGTGCAGTAGCTGTGCCAGCATTACCAGTAGTATCTTGATTAAGTGTACCAACTGTAAAATCTAACTTTCCGTTTGTATCATCATAAGTAACTGCAATACCACTTTCAGTATTGCTACCAATCATTCCACCAACAACATCTTGTAGTTGTTCGTCTGTTACACCAGCATCTGCACCAATAAACTTACCAGTAGACGATTGATACTTTAGAAACTTACCATTTACTTTTGCGGTATTTCTATCAACATCATCCATAAACTCAAGTCTAACTTCACCACCACCAGCACCAGACATTTGTGATGATGCTATTTGTTGTCCAATGAGTGATCTAAAGTTATCAAACTCTTTTCGTAGAGTTGTAATCTGTGCTACTTCTTCTTTAACTGTAGTTTTTTCTTGCATATCATTAAGATGTACAATAGCCTTATCTACAAGGTCTGCTTTCTTTTCTACATTTGTGGGTTCTTCTACTAAAGATTCTGTTTCAACTTCATCAACAATAATATTTTTAGGTTCTTCAACTATCTCTACTATTGGTTCTGGTTCAATTAGTTCAGAGAATAGTTGTTCAAGTGCTTCTAGTTTTGCACCTTCATTGATTGGTTCAACAATTTTTTCTTGGATAACTTCGGGTGTGGTTTCGGGTTGAATAATCTCATCAAAGGTTTCAATAAGAGTAGAGAACGCTTCTAGTTTCTCTTTTTCATTTAGGGATAATTTTAGTTCAACTTCAATTTGTGCTTCTTTATGGGCTTCATTCAACCCACTAAAAAGTTCAGTAATATCTGCATTTTCTATTGTTGGAACATGGGGTGCATTAACTTGAGTAGTACTTGCAATGTCTTCCAAGTCCTTAAACAAACTAGCAATATCTGATTTCAACTCAAGTTGTGGCGAAGGCATAATACTCCCCTTTATAATTACTATTTATAAGAAGGGGAAATCCTTGTTTTTTTTTCTCATTATTCTAGTGCTGTTATGCGAGCTTCTAACTCTAATACAGTTTTAGTTAGTATAGACATAATTTTACTTTGGTCTATTCCTTGTGGCTTTATGCTATCATCATCATTAGTTGCATCTTTTACACCAGTAACAGCTTCAGGAACTACTGTTTGTACTTCATGTGCAAGAAATCCTGTAGTAATTTCGGCTGCATCTCCACCAGCATCTTCTATTGCAACATCACTAATCCACTTAAATTGACAAGGTTTTAATTTTTTACATTCAGTTGTTCCATCCCAATCATAATCTACATTTTGTTTTAATCTGTAATCTGAACTTGTTTGATAAGCAGTTGCATTAGCACTTGTAACAATAGCTCCTTTTTGACCACCAGATTGTCTAAAAGTTAGAAATTCATAAGCGGAACCACTAGTATGATTAAAAGATAAAGTTGGCCCAGTTGATTGGTCTGAGAGTGTCATTCCAACGGGGTTCATACTTGTACCATTAGGATGAAAAGCTGTTATTCCTGCGTTAACGCCAGGCTCATGTTGAAGGAATGTTGTTAAACTTCCCCCATCATTTCCTTGAAATATAATATCACCATCTG